AGTTAATCCTAGCTCTCCTTCAGGAGTTTGCCATACAGGAGCATCTGCTCCTTCTACTACGATTTTATAAGTTCTATCAGCAATACCGTCATTACTAGTTGCTCTTAAAACAAACTCAAACTCGGTAGTTTTACTAACTTCAACTGCAACGCCTTTTATACGATAATCATTAATACGAAGACCTGTCGGCAAAGCACCGGATATTAGTGTAACTGTTATACCACTTGTTTCTTCTAGTGGTAGCACAATGCTAACATCAGTTCTTTCTTGTATACTTGCAAGTTCTGATCCTGATAGTTTGGTCCAGATTGGTAATGACATTTATATCCCCTTACAAAGCTTCGTCAAATGTTGCGTTACTATTTCCAAAATCAGCAGTGCCATCTGCAGGCGAAAATACATCTTGATTTGTACCAAAGTCAACATCTATTGATTTCAAAATAAAATCAATAATACTAGTTCTATTTCTTGTTAAATCTCCAAAGTCCCATTCAAATGCTTGTTCAAGTTCTGCCATGGTAATATCATTAAGAGAAGTAATATTGGTAATAGCATTATTATTAGCATCTAGTGTTGCACTCAATGTAGGAGCAGTTTCTCTTGAAAGCAAACTGTCTATTGTTATACTAGGAGCAACACCTCCTGCTACTGTTGCTTGAGCAGCACCGGTACCGTTAACTGTAATAAATGTTGTTGGAGAAACAACAGCACTTGTGGTTCCATCAGTTATTCTAGTATATGCAGTTGCACTAGCAAAATAAACATTATTACCATCATCACTAATACGTATGCTCATTGTATCTGAATACAACGGATCAACTAATAGTTTTCTAAACTGGAATACATCTGAGACTTCTTGTGCAAATACTCCATAACCAGCATCGCCGATGTTCGCAGCAGTGATATCTGTAAATCCTGCAACTCGTAAGTCTAGTTCATCAAAGTTTTGATTTACCTTAATAAATGCTTCTCGTAAATCATCACCTGTGCCGTCGTTAGCAAGTAATCCTACATTAATATCTTGAATAGCCATGTTAGTCTCCGTTTTATATATTTATCAGAAACTAGTATTATATGTTTGACCAACTTGTTCCGTCAAATACTACAACATTACCAGCAGTTAAATCCCATGCTAACATTCCTTCATTAGATCCTTCTGCTGCTGATGGTAAATCAGCATTTTCAAATGCAGGAAGCTGTAATCCAAGTGTTGAGTAAAATGCTGGAAACGTTAATGCACCAGCCCCACCACTACCGTTATCGCCTACATATCCGTAGAATGCACCACCATCATAGAATATCTGTCCTGCTAATGGCGATGTCGGTGGCAATGTGATTGCTAATAATTCTAATCTGCCGCTCTCAATCTTAAGAGCATTGTTTGATCCTGGATTTACAGAGATTGTAGAAGTATTTGTTAAAGAACCAACTCCTACAACCGTTGGCGCATTTAATGTAGTTGAAGCTGTTACTGTATTTCCAGTGATAGTACCTGTGGTTGCACTTATATTTCCGCCTGTACTAAAGTTGGATGATGTACTTGTAATACTTGTTAAAATGTCAAGTGTTTCTATACTTACATCTTTTAGTGTATTTGTGCTTGTGCTTGTAGGTGCTTGATTAAATGCATCTGCTTCGATTGCAACACTACTAGTTGCACCTCGTCCGGTGACAGTTTCGAGTGTGTCAACTTCTGCACTTAGCAACCCAGTAGCATCGAATGTTAATGTAACTTGTCCAGCAGAAGGCGTGGCTGTAATTCTACCACTGCCAATGACATCGCCTTGTTGTAAATAGTTGGCTGCATCAATCACAGCAAGAGTTGTGAACTCGCTGTCGTTGTTTAGCAAACTGATATCTGAACCTGCTGTTAGTGCATTTGCTGGAGTAAATGTAAATGTACCAGCAGCATCATATATCAAACTACCTTGTCCACTTGCTGGATTGGTTACAACACTAAAGTCAGCTAACCCAACTCCACCTGCTGCTGGCGACGACTGCCAAGTAAATCCATCATAAGTTAGTACCTCATTCAACACAGCATCAGCAACATTAACATCGCCAATATCATCAAGATTATCGATTTGATTTAGAACAGGTTTGTTGAGAATAAAAGCAGCACTTCCAGTATCTGTTTCAGTCCAGTCACTTTGTATTTGCGGAACAACAGCATTACCATTGAGTGTTAGAGATGTTGCAGTCATTGTGGTTGCTGTTAGTGTAGATATTGTACTAGCACCAGTAACATTTAATGTACCGCCTAACGAAACGTTTCCGGTAGTAGCCATTGTACTACTACTTAGTGCTCCGCTAACACTTAGACTAGTTAGGTTGGCAATACCTACACTTGAGAAATCTAAGCTATCACCGCTTGGTATTTCTTTTAGTCTATTGCCGTCTGTAGTATCTACTATTAGTGGAAATCTATTTGCCATTATTACATCCTGTTCTTTTTAATATTTATCGTAATCAACTTATACGCCATTTTAAAGTGCTGCTATTCTTGTTTTGAAGTCTGCAAAGTCTGCACTTGCTGCTACTTCTGTTTTTAAGTCTGCTAAACTTACATATCCTGGAATAATACCGTTTACAGCATCTACTAACAATGTACTATCATCACCAAACACACTGCCGTTGATATCAGTTGTAATATCGCCATCTTCAAGTGCTGTTATATCTGCATATAGTTCTGTAAAGTTTTCGTTGATTTTAACCATAGCATTGCGAAGGGGATCTCCCCCTCCACTATTTGCAGCTGAACCTACATTTATTATTTTTTGTGCCATTATACTCTCCCTACTACTACTTCGACAATACCACGTTCGCTATCATCTTTGGTTCCAACTGCTTTACCAATAACTTGTCCGATACTTGGTGCATTGTTGACAATAGCATAACCTGGTACAGCACTTGTAACAAGCATGTCTCCTTTAGCAACCTTACCAATAACTTTACAAGGCACTCTACCTTGTAGTGCTAGTCCGACAACATGTTCACCTTGTAGCGCACTATTCATCAAGTGTGCTGGATTTGTTGTTACAACACCTGCTGCACTTGTTTGACCTTTTGCACTACATTCAGTAACTTCTTCATCGCCGCCGAACACTAGTACTGTTCCTGGCTCGTAGTCTGCATCTCCTAAATAGTTCTCTGCAAGGTCAGCATATAGTGCAGCAGTTGCTTCACCATTGAATGTTGTTGCCCAAACAGTGTTGTATCTATTTGTACTACTACCAATACTCACACCATTGTCTGAGCCGCTGTTTGCTGGACCGACTATGTTACCAGTGTGTGTAATACTACCAGTTATGTTGATACCAACTGTTCCGTTAATAGTTCCGCTTGTAAATGTTAAGCCAGTTAATCCTGATAAACTTGTTGACGATGCACCAAGAGCAATACTTGTTGTGCCAACTGTAATACTACTATTTGCTAGTTCAGTGTTTGAAACACCACCTGTTTTAATGCCAACAAATCCAGTTGTAGTTTCAAAGTTTGCATTATCAAAACTTGCTATACCTTTAGTAGCTGTGCCTGCTGTTGCTGCTGCTGTAGCATCATCAAGTGCTAGTTTACTTTGTGCGATTGCAGCACTAGCATTAACATCGTTGTCAACAATAACACCACTATTAATATTTGCTGTAATGCTATTGCCCGATGTATATGTAAGTCCAATATCGCCAGTTACTTCAACATTTACACTTTGTTGATTAGTTCCTACAAATGCTAAAATATTGCTAGTGATTGGAGCGCCTGTTCCTGTAACAGTCACATCTCCGATATCATTTAGCTCATCTGTTTTTTGATCAACATATTGTTTTGTTGTAGCATCACTTGAAGCAGTTGGTGTTCCTAAGTTAGTAATACGATTACTGCCCAAGTTCATGTCACTGTTCATAATGGTTTGACTAAATCCTGGACCGCCTAAACTCATTACGCCTGGACCAATAACTGTGCCGCCTGTAGCGCCATCTCTATCAAAGCCTAAACGTTGATCAATATAGCCTTCTGTTGCTGTTTGTGTTGGTACTGCATCACCTTTAGCATCAGTAAACGTATCGTCGTTGCTAAACTCGTTAACACGCACACCACGTTTAAAGCCAATACCGTCAATGTTTGTAAGAACAAGTGCAGCGTTAAATGTAACACTACCAGTACCTTGGTCAACTGTAAAGAATCTACCTACACGGAAGAAACCATCTTGGTCAGTAAGTGTGGCAAATACTCTACCTTTATTACGTTCTTGTACTTGTGCTGCACTTGCATTACCAGTACTGTCAATAGCATCGCCTGATGAAACAGGACTAAATCCAAACGGTGAACCGTAAATACGTTCTGGATAGTTACTGGTATTAAACCCGCCAGTACCAATGTCCAGCATATCGTGTCCTGTTGCTCTGTTGGTACTGATGTTAACAGTAATCTCTGCTGCTTCGCCGGATGCCAATCCTACTTTTAGTGTTATGCCGCCACCGTTAACTAGTGTTTTAGCAAGTCCAGCATTTAGCGCTGGCCAATGAATATCTGTATTTGCAACATCAGAAATCTGTACTACAGCAACTTGAGCTGTGCCACTGCCGCCTGTGTATGAATATTCTGCATATGCATCTATTTGATAAGTTTTGCCACCCCATGTAAAGATCATGTCAGCATTTGCTATTCGTGTTCTTTCCGTCTCATCTAGTTGTCCTATTACAATAAATCTACTACCGTCTGCGCTTGTAGTTGCGGCAGTAGCACCCATGGTAACAGTTGCACTTGGTGTAGCAGCAAGTACAATATCAGTGTAGTTTGAATCTACAGTACTATTGGCATTAAAGAAACTTTCAGTAGCAGTTATTATACTTTGATCAACACTTAAATCAGTGTATCTAAAGTTGCTATCAAATGTTACCATACGTTGGTTAGCCTCTGTAGTTACTCCATCTGTGATTTGATTACCGAATAGAATAGTACGATACACATACTCTGTAGTATCTTGCGTGAAAGTAAATGCTGTACTTGGACGAGTTGGCAATTCTTCTGTACCAAAATCATCAAGCAAGAAGTTTTGTTTATGTCGTATCACAAGTTTAGTATCGTGATCAGTATCTTCTTGTAAACCATTTGATGCTGTTCCTTCAAGTCCAGTACCAAAGTTTAACTTCCATACTTTACCATCACGTACAGGAGTACTGTCGTCAAATCTAGGAGTACCTGTTACACTAACTGCACCTATTACTCCACCGTTAACATCAGTTGTTGTAATAGTAGCATCGTTAGTAGGTGTAGCACCACCAAGTAATGTACCTGGAATAATGATTGTTTCGCCTGCTGCGCCTGCGCCTGATCCGCCGCCTGTAATATCAACACTATAGTTGTCGCTGCGTGTTTTCTTAACTCTAAAAATAGCAGTATCCGCAGTATATGTACCAGTGAGACCTGCTGCACTACTTGTATCAATCTCATAACTACTTAATGTAAAACTAGCATCACTAGCATTGGTTATTTCGTATGGTTGATATAATCCAGTATTGTGTAGGATTTCAACTTCACTTACGTTATGAGGATATTCTTCTAAATCATACACATACATAAACAACGAGTCTTCTGGTGCATCGTTGTCTAGTGTTGTAACTGTTGCTGGAATGCCAACATTTGTACTTGTAGGTGAAGTAATAGTTCCTGTTGTGTTGAATGTTCCTGTTGTAGTATGCACATACAATCTAGTAGGATCTCCACTGCCATCTTCTTCGCCTGTGAAACTTAAGATACCTGTTGCATTTGCTGCTCTTGTTGCTGTACCACCACTAGTGTATGCAGTATTAGTTGACGAATCATATGCACTACTAAGACCAGTATCGGTATACAACGTAAACGTGTTAACATCTTGCACATCTACATAAAACTGCAATCCGTTTAGTTCAGTCATGCCAACTACATCAGCTATAGTAACTAAATCTGAATCAGTTAGTCCGTGTCCAGTTGCAGTAACCGATGCCGGGCTTGCTTGTGTAACGGCAGTGATAGTAGCATTAATCAAACCTTGTGTAAGTGTTTGTCCTGCACTAACGTTGCCTGTTGACGGGACAGCAGCAGCAAAATCTAAATATCCATCTGCTCTAAATGTTTTACCAGGGAATACCATATTGGCACCTAGTGTAACATCAGTAGCAACTTCATCAGGATCAGCACCTGCAGAAACTAGTCCGTAGATACCGTAACTGTTGTTACCACCAAGACTACGTATTTGAGAACCGTCTAGTGCAAGATAACCAGTATGGCAATAATATGTAAACATACTAACAAGTTCTGATAGTGCGTTGTTAACACATAATGCACCAAAACCTAAATCGTTGATTTGTGTAAAGTCGTTTGCTAACATACTTCTGTTACCACCACTTTGTACAAATATATCAACACCAGTACTTCCAATATATCCACGTCCAACTACAAATGTTTGAGCAAGTCCGCCTCCTGTGTATGTACTAAATGCACTTGTATTATAACCTGCTGTTAAGCCTACATCAGTATATAGTTCAACTTCATTTGGGTTAAGTGTTGTCTTAACATATAATGTAGCACTGTTTATTTCAATCATGCCATTAACATTACTGATTGTAACACGATCAGCATCTGAATACGGATGAGCAATAGTTGTGCGCATCACAGCGGTTGCTGCTTGTGAGATATCATCAATATCTCGTGATGTACTATCACTAGGGTTACTAGTTTCATCTAATATGAAAGTAGCAGTTCCGGCAGCCTTGTCATATGCAGAGATTGTATTAACTTGATATCTGTCGCCATTAATAAAGAATGGAAACGGTGTTGGCGGTCTTCTTACAAATAGACCTTGATCAGTTGGTGAGCTTACGCTAATACTAAATGCATTATTTACAGTATCAATAGTTGCAGGCATATTACCTGCATATCCATCAACAAACAATCCGCCTGCAAAGTTTCTATTTGTGCCTTTAGACTGTGCAAAACTCGAACCTGTTTGGCAATAAGGAGAACGTGTTAGTATTTGACCTTCTGGGTCAAGTACCATCATAAATCCGCCTTGTCTTTGTACAGTAATGTTTCTTACAATAGTACCATCGTTACACAATAGTACATCCATTTCACTGTTGTTTAATGGAGGGTTGTAGTTTACATTATTAAAATATGCAACACAATCAACTAATGCATTAGCTTGTGTGTCTGATTCGGTTTCTGCTGCATAATCTTCATCAAATATTTGAGTAACACTACCTGTTCCTGAATATCCATTGCCCGAATCGTTAGCTAAAATATTTGTTATAATAGCTTTTAAATTTGTTATTGCTGCGGCAGTTTCAGTTTCTTGTCCTGCAACTGCGCCTGTATAATATGCGCCTTGGTTTGTAAGAGTGTTTTCTCTTCCGCCTACACGCAAATCTTTTACAATGCCGTCAACAATCAATCCAGTGTCTCGACGACACTTAGTTTCGTTGTATACTAAACTAGGATACGTTGCATCAACGTATTCAATAGTTTCTTCTACCAAATAGTCTTTGTTAAGTTCAATCAACCTTGCAGCGTCTTTAAAGTTTCCAACATTAGCTGTAGCATCAGTTCCTACGTCTGCTATTTTACTAGGATCTGATACATAATGATATCCATATTTTCCTTGCTTTCCACTAACTGGGTGTGTAAAGTGATATCCGCCGCCTGTAGTTGCAATATCAAATGTTAAATCTGCTGCACCACCAGCGCCAATCTTACTGTCATTAATAGTTATTGTTTCGCCAACAATAAATCCGTCGCCGCCGCTTGTAATAGTTACAGTACAGGCACCGCCTGATAAAACAATAACTTGGAATGTAGCTTTTACACCAGAACCATCAGATCCCCAATCATCTACTCCTATCTGATATGTTCCTAGTACACGTGACGCATCAGCAGCAGACACATTTGTTAATGTTGCAGCCGGCGAATATGCTGATATAAGACTATCAGTTATGATATCTCTATAGAAATATGTATGATTCCATTTACTCTGTGATACACCAGGCTTTGGACGTAGCACAACTCGTCTAAACTCGTCACCTTTAATACTTACGTTTTCAGGTAGCTTGATAGGCAAATGTTCATAGTAAATGCCACTTTCGATTCTTACCGTAATTTGGTTGTTGCGTGTTCGATTACCGTATTCGAGTTCTTCACCCGGAATAAACTCTATTGGTTCAACTAGGTCAACTACTACACTATCAGTAGTAACACTTGCGCTACGAGTATAATCTGTAATAATACCTTTTGCGCCCGATAACTTTCCTACAATGATTTTACCTTCAATGAGATCAGGATTGCCTTCGCCACCTTGGTCAACTGCTGGATTTGTACCATTAGTAAACGCAACTGTATATCCTGCACCTGTAGCTGCAAGTGCTACATCAGTTCCTGATAAAATGTCAATAATTTCATTGAAACGATCTGTATAGGCTGTAATAACATTTGCTGCGATTGTACCCGGTGTTGCTGTATTAGCGTCATTAAATGCACTAACCAACTGCGCTCTAACAACAGCAATAGATGCTCGTGTGGCTGCTCCTTGATCTACTTGTGCTTTGATTGCACTTGGGTTTGCATTATATCTTAGGCCTGCCCAACGTGATAGATAGTTTACTGTTAATCCTGCATTAACATCAAGTCTTACAGAATCAATCATTAGTTTTACATCACGTTTACAAATTTGTATATCGTATGTTAAGTCTGCAAAGTTAACTGCAATGTAACTTTGTACAAACTCCTGTATTTCATTTGTGTTAGACACAGCTAAATCACTAGCTGCTGTTGCTGTTGCAGGACTGCTATATCCTGTAACACTATCAATAATACTATTAACGGCGCCGTCGTCGTATGTTACTTGCTGTACATAAGGACCAGGTTCGTATGGAGTAGCTTCGATAATTGCTTCTGCTTTAACCATAGCAGCATTAACAGTTTTATAAGCATACTGTGGCGACCTACCTTCTTGGCCAGCTGGGGCTGCTTTTTGTGAATCATCACCAGCTGTTGAAACATAAATGTTTGTTGCACTAGCATAGCCCTGTGTATCAACATAAAGTTTTGTAACAGCTTGTAAATCATCTTTACCATTTGGTGCACCAAAGCCTTCAAGAGGATTTGGATGATCTGATAGGTACAGTGTATCCAACATACGTCTGTTGGTTTCACTTCCTGCTCTAGTAATTACTTCTTGTGTTTGCGGAACTTGTGTACCAGTTGCAGCCGCTGGTACTGATAATGCACCAGTCATAGTATCGCCTGCTACGTTCACATATGTATCATCTGCGAATCCTTTACTAACAATAATATTATCGGTAGTAATAGCTGCGGCACCAGGATGTGTCGTTGTCCAGTCAGTAACAAGTGTGTTAATGTCATCACCTGCTCCGGTATTTCTTAGTTTTGCATTAATAGCATTACTGTATGCTGTTACCGCTTGTGCATTTAAAGGAGCGTTTAATACTGGATCTGGATCACGTTCAATATGTGGATCATTTATAATAATCTTAACTGTACCACTTTGATTAGGTGTAGAAGGATCAACATCCTCAAACTCAACAACAACACTGTTATTGATTGTATTAACTGCTTTTTCTGTACCATTGTTGCCAGTATCACTAACAAACTTATAAAAGTTCAATCCTGTTTCTGTACTGTTAACTGCTGGTATTGCAGTAGTGTTTCCTAAATATGAATCAGGAACATCGTCAATATTTTTAAATGATATTGCGCCACCAAGCCCAAATACAGCATATAGTTCAGTAAAGTTTGTATTTACTTTTTTGAAACTTTCACGGATGCTATCGCCTGTGCCGTCATTACCCTCGATACCAATATCAACTTCTTGTCTTGCCATTTCTTTATCCTTTAAAACTGTGGTACTAAATTATCCATATCGAAGTTGACGCTTACGCCACATCCGCATGAACTCTGTGCATTTGGATTGTTTATTTCAAAGTTAGCACCAACCAAACTTTTTACATAATCCACTTCGGTTCCTATTAGAAACATTAAACTGTGAGCGCCTACTACAAACGCACATCCATTTGTTGTTTTTACAACTTCGTCATCCTTTGCTAAGTCTGTTGGACTAGCAATAGTACCCCATTCGTATTCAAATCCAGCACATCCGCCGCCCTTGATGTTGAGTGTAATGCCATAGCAATCGTTTTCTTCACTAAGAAGATCAATTTGTTTCTCTGCTGCTGGGGTTAAAGTAAGTATGCTCATAGTGTTCCTTTTTAATATTTATCGTTGTATTTTATAATCTTAATGTAAATCAGTGGTAAATATACTTATGTTTCTAAAAGAATATTTAATTGATACGTGGCATATGCGCCGTAGCAAACTTGGCAATCAACACACCTACAACCGCAAAAAAACTATGGTATTACTGCGTTGTGATGCTTGTAATACAGAGTTTACTAGAGAGCGTGGACATATGGACCCAAAACGACTTAGCAACAACTATTTCCATGTTTGTGAAAATTGTGATGCAAAACGTTTTGCCCAGCAACGTGGAGTAAATGCAAAGCAAGTTTGGAAAATGTCAGCAAGCAGTAATATTCCTATTGGGAAAATATAAGTTATAACTCTTTTCTATATCTTCAAACACCATTCCTTTTGAAATTAGTTTGTGAAGGTTGTTACATTTTTTTATTATAACAGGATTGATACTAGTTCCTAAATATTCAGCAGCTTTTTCTGCTATCGAGATATGAGAAACGATATCAGGATGTCCATCTTCAAATGGTTTTTTTGACCATTTAGCACTTTGTATTCGATACCTTCCTTTGAAGTTATCGCTTAGTTCAGGTAGATCTACATAGTCTACAAAATCAGTCATGGACATGTGATATTGCTTTATTCCTATTTTATCACATATTGCTTTTGTTGCTAAAATATAGTTTTCACTTTTTTCAGTTTCAAAATCTTCATTGTACCAGTCTTTAATTTTTCTCCAAATATACTTGTTTTCATCACTATGAGCAATATTACCATCATTGTAGGTCCAGCCGTCTTTTTTTAAGTAGTCAAATCTAAAGGGGCTGGTCCACTGAATAATGATTCCATCATAACAATGTAACTGTTGTGTTTTATACAAATGAAGTAGTATGTAAAAGATACGCTCGTTGCCAATACCAGCTATTCCAAACCTATCTGCTTGAAGTATATCTGCATATGTAGGCCATGCATAATTTGTAAAACTACATCCTATAGCTGCAAGTGTTAGCCTTTGCGCCAAATAGTCCATGCTCCGTATGCAATAGCACCATAAGCAATAAGTTTTGTTAATGGTGAAAAAATAATAATAGCTGCACCTGCTGCTACCATTAGTACGCCGTCAACGGTTGATCGCTCCCGAAGCCGCGTTTCTATCCAGTTTTTGATCATTTGATAATCTCCTAATACGTTTGTCTTGTTCTTTTAGTTGTTGTTCTAATCTACTTAACTTTTCTTCAAGTGCAAAAACATATGCTTGGGTTGGTATTTGTTTTTCAACACCATCTTCTCCTAGCATGGTAAAACTATTTACACCTGCACCTTTGAGACCACCTAATACTCTATTAGGGTTTTTGTCTGGCGACTGAGCTATTGCTCTTGTACTTGCATACATTGTTTGTATAAAGTTGCTTCTCATGTTGTTCTCCATGCTGTATTTATGCTGCCATTTGTTTTGACTCTTCAGTCATGCTGTACAGTTGTCCACTAGCAAGGTTCTTCATCTTAGCCTCTACCATGATGTCGCCCCACTCCCAGTGTGACAAGGCCCATTCATTAACAGCACTGTTCCAGCAATAATCACTGTGTGCTCTCAGTTTGCCTTTTTTGAATCCTTGTTCTTCAAGTGCTGCAAAGTCCGGTTTTTCTGTTTCTGAGTGACCGGTAAGAATATCTTCTCTACTAACACTATAATGCATAGCAGGCCTAACACCACGCCAACTGTCAATAATACGGTTAATTCTGTCGTCATCGGGTTGAATATATTCTCCTCTAGTATTGCACCAATGGTGATGTATGTCTAGCACCAAAGCGAGATCGTCTGCAAGCTCAAGCGTGTGTTCGAGACCCCATTTGTTTTCGTCGTTTTCGATTGTAATAGTGTTTCTTGCTTCTGGCGAGAGACGTTTAAGCGAGTCGCGGATACCGGCTGGACCTTTGCGACCGCTGATGTGGACGTTGCACTTGAAGTCTTGGAAGGACTTGCCGTAGCCCATCCACCGTATGAGAGTGGCGTGATATTCAAATTCTTCTATGCTCCGTTCTACTATTTCGTCATTGTCACTTGCGAGTACGCAGAATTGTCCTGGATGCATCGATAGTCGCACATCAAGGGCTCTTGCCGCTTCACCGACTTTTGCATATTCTCTTTCACCATATGCAATAACGTCAGGACGCTGCCAAAAATAACTCCAGTCACGCTGGGTATAACAAGGAAGTTGATTACTACCCAGTCGGACCATTCTAAGTTCTGGAGGAAGGCTTCCCACATACTCTACTAACCTCTTAGCTGCCGCTGCATTGTGTACCATAATGTCCCACATGCGTTCTTCAGCAACATCTCTTGTTTGTCTATTTAGCCATGCTACTGTAGTACTGCGTTCAGTAAGTGGACGTTGTAGTTCTTCTAGCAGTTTCTTAGGTTGATTCTGTTTGTAGTGTAGATATTTACAGGCAAAGCCAATGCGCTTGGTCACTTGCTGATCAGCAAGATAATCACCGCATGTTGTAAATTTCAAATCGTTCATACCTTTTCCAGTTCTGGCACCTTGATAAGTTGTGCCTTGTATTCTGTTTCGTTCCAGTTTTGAGGAGGACCAAACTTGCCCACAGTCCTAAAAACCACTGCTTCTTCGGTCTCGCCGTACTCGTAGCCGAGAAAAGTAAGACCTGCATACATCATATAAGTTCTAATCATGCTATAACTATACTACAGAGTGTAGCAGTTGTCAACACCTAAAGCTCACTCTTGTGTACACCATTAATGATATCATCCAATGCACTTATATTTACTGTATGACATAGTGTATCTTCGCCCCATGTTTCGCAGTATTCTTTACCCGCAGCATCAGCAAGTTCTTTACTGCTATAAACTCCGTGATATCTATAGTTTGATTGTTGTTTAGTTTTATTGTAGGTATGTACTACATAAATGTTAGTTGTTGTCATTGCCAATGTTCCTTTACCCAACTGTCATTTGCATCTCCTGGGTTAGGATCTCCATGAAACACTGCAATGCTAGTGTTAGGTTTTATCCTCGGAGGTGCATCAACTGTAAAATTACGTTTGCGTGTTTTTGAATCTATAGCTAAATCACGTCTGTCTCGCATTTCCCATTTGTAGCTCATTACCCATTCGTCTGGCCAAAACTGATGATCTCGTATGTGCTGAAACATCCAATCTTGGTCACCTTTAAAACGTGCTGTTTCAGCATTAATGTTGTTTTTAAAATGTTGCCATTTTGCATCATATTTTCCAATTGGAGTTCTAAACACACTGCTGTTCATTCTATCCCAATTGTGTCTAATACTGCGATTAAAATCTCTA